CTTTGCTGGAAATATCTTTGTAATTACTGGTAGCCTTAATATCTTCTCAAACAGAAAAGAGCTGCAAGAAAAGATTGAATCGCTTGGAGGAAAGGTAGCCGGTGGAGTCTCAAAGAAAACAACATATTTAATCAATAATGATATTGAAAGTTCTTCGAGTAAAAATCGTGATGCTAAAAAGAATGGCGTACCGATTATTACGGAAGAAGAATTTTTAAATATGATAAACAAACAGAAATAAAGGAGAAACAATATGAAGATTGTAGAATTAGAAATCAACATTATGGCAGTACCACAGGGATATTACTTAGCACAGGGAATTTCAAGAGATCTCAATTTCAAGGTCGGTCTTCCGGCAGTATTTGAGAAGACATACAACATGAAAGAAAAGTTGACCGATAAGTTCGATGAGATTGAATGCGGAGAAACATATCTTATTGATAATGTTTATTCTCTGGTTGTAAAAGATAGCAGCTATGACAACCCGGATAGAGATCTTCTTATGGAAGCACTGGTTAATCTGAGGGATCAGATGGAAGAAAACAAGACTACAAAACTTGCTATTCCACGACTTTGTTGTGGTAGAGGCGGTCTTGACTGGGATGATGTGAAAGCAATGATTGGATTTGTTTTTGGAGATGCGGATATCCAGATTCTTGTTTGTGTGCAGTAGGAGGTAACTATGGAAGAGAAATCGCCAGTTTACCTTGTTATGGTAACAACAAACAATAATAATAAATATTATCGCATGATTCCGCATGGTGATACTTTCGAGGTTGAATATGGTCGTGTTGGTGCAAGTTGCCAACACGCTTCCTATTCAATGTCACAGTGGAATAAGAAATACAATGAGAA